GCCTCGAATTTCAAAAGTTTTTCTCGATCAGTAGAACAATTTTTTCTCACAGTAGGTCAGAACAATTTTGGTAACAAAATACCAATTCTACTCAACTACTATTTTTAAATTAAAATCAGAACCTTGTGAGTGTGGTAAAGAAAATTGTACTTGTTCTAATAGCTAGTATTTTATTAGGTTGTAAAAATTTAAAGGTTGTAGCTTATAAAAAGCCTATGACAAATGATGAATTAGCAAGGTATATTAGATTGATAGAACATAGAAGATTAATTTCAATGCAAATGTATTATTATGATTATACAAACAGAAGAAATTTCTATTATACCTATCCTAATTTTAATAGTAATAATAACAATTACAGAAATTATAAAAAACAGATAGCCCCGCAAACTGGAACAGTAGGAAATACAACATCAAACGTTATAACACCTGTTCCAAAAGGTAATATAAAAACAAACCAATGAAACATTTTATTATTAGCGAATTTGATAGCCCTGACTTAATAGGATCAGGCGAACGAATGAATAAAGAATTTTTAAGAATGTTAGATGATGCAAGAGATTTAGCTGGTATTTCGTTTAAAATTAATAGTGGCTATAGAACAGAAGAAAAAAATAATGCTATATATAAAAGTTTAGGAAAAGAACCTATTAAATCATCACACTTACAAGGTTATGCAGCTGATATACATTGTAATAATTCCCAAGATAGATTAAGAATACTAAACGCTTTAATTCATAAAGGATTTAAACGGATAGGAATTAGCAAAACATTTATACATTGTGATAATGATCCAATGAAAGTTAACGCTGTTTGGTTATACTAATGAAAAAAAAGTTTCAAGATACAGTAGTAGGTAAATTCTTACTTAATAAAATTCCAAACGTTGTTAGTTCACTTGCAGGAAATACACCTGTAGCTTCTGTTATACAAACTTTAATAGGTGGTAGTGATATGAGTGCTGCAGATAAACAAATAGCATTACAAAAATTAGATTTAGAACGTGCTGAAATGGATAACGTTTCACAAAGGTGGGTAGCAGATTCTAAAAGTAGTTGGTTAAGTCAAAATGTACGACCTTTAACTTTAGTTGTTCTTACAGCTTCTTTTATTGGTGGATGGGTGTATGGGTTAGAAGAACTAGAAACTGTAGTAGAGCTTCTTAAAATCGTTTTTATAGCATACTTTGGTGGTAGAAGTAGTGAGAAAGTATTTGGTAATAAGATGCACAAATGATAGAAGCATATATTATGTTAGGTAGTGGAATTTTATACACAATAGTTTTATATATTTTAAAGTAATGGCACAAGGATTAAAAGTTATCAACTATAAAAAAGTAAAAACTAAACGTAAAGGTATTCATAGTAAAAGTAATACTTCACAATTAAAATCTAGTAAGAATTACAAGAAGAAATATAGAGGTCAAGGAAAAAGAGGTTAAAAACCTATAATCTTAAAAGTTTACATTAGTCAAAAAAAAAGTCTACCTTTGGTGGGATAGTGGTATAATCACATATTAATATGGATGAAGAAAACAATATTAGAAATAAAGCTGAAACTATAGCTAGAGATTTTGATTTAACTATTAAAGAACGTACTGATAAATTATTAAAATTAAACGCTACTTCATATAGTAATTTAGGAAAAGATAGTACAATAACTGAAAAGAAAAAAGTTAAAACAGAAAGTCGTTATATATTTAATCAAATTAAAGGTATTGATGAAGTACTAGGAAAACTTTTAGTTGGTCATATGGATAAATGAAAATAAAAAAACCTACACGAAGTAAATTAATAAAAAAACTAGATACTGTATTTAGTCAATATATAAGGCTTAAAGATTCTAAAAATGGTATTGGTTCTTGTGTAACTTGTGGTAAAGAAGATCATTGGAAAAACTTACAAGCAGGTCATTTTATGAGTAGAAAACATTATAGTACTAGATGGGATGAAGATAACGTTAAAATACAATGTGCAGCTTGTAATGTATTTAGATACGGTGAGCAGTTTTTATTTAGTAAATATCTTGGTAATAACTTATCTGAAACTTTACTAGAAAAAAGTAGGAGATTAGTTAAATTTACAAACATAGAGTTAGAAGAAATGGTAATACACTATTCTAACAAATTAAAGTTTTTTCTTTAGTTATTCTAATTATTGTTTTTGAAAAGGGGGTTAATTAATTTTAATCCCTTTTTTTATTATATTTTTTGTAACTTTATTTAAAATAATAAATATGAATAAAGAAAATAACATTTTTACAAAACTTCAAAAGTTACAAAATGAAATTGGATCAGTATCTAAAGATGCTACTAACCCATTTTATAAATCTAAGTACTTTGATATTAATTCTCTTATAAAACAACTACAACCTTTATTAGAAAAAAACAATTTAGTACTACTACAACCTTTAGAATCAGATTATGAAACTAATACAGAATATGTAGTAACTAAAATTATATGTCCAGAAACTGGTAAAAGTTTAGAAAGTAGAAAAAAACTAAGTACGCAAAGTGATCCACAAAAACTAGGATCAGAGATAACGTATTACCGTAGGTACACGCTACAATCATTATTAGCTTTACAATCTATAGATGATGATGGTAATAAAGCGGTTACAGCACCTGATGATGAAAAATCTTGGCTTAACCAAAATACGCCACAGTTTACTGAAGCAATAAACTATATTAAAGGTGGTGGTTCAATAGAACAAATTAAAACAAAGTATAAAGTAAGTAAAAAAGTACAGGATGAACTCACAAGGCTGTAAGGTTAAGTTAGTCTACTGCACAATTAAATATAATAATAAAACAATTAAAGTTAAATTTTATGGAAGTAATAGGAAAAGTAAAACAGATTTGTCAAATACAGATAATATCAGAAAAATTGCAGAAGCGATCAATGATATTAGAAACTGATGAAAAATATACACAAACATTAGAAATTGAATTTATTAATGCTAACTGTCAATTATTAGATAATTACAAAGAAGGTAATCCAGTAAAAGTTGGTGTTAATTTAAGAGGTAGAGCGTGGGTAAATCCAGAAGGAGTTACAAAATATTTTAATTCTATTCAAGGGTGGAAAATATCAAACACAATACCAGAAGTGAATAACAATATTCAAAACGAAGCACGGCAAGTTGCTAATTTACCATTTTAAATACTAGGGGGTGTAAAAACCCCTTTTTTTTATGCCATTAAAAATACTAAAACAAGGTGAGCCATTTCCTAAAGATTGGTGGAATTATAAAATAAATCCAATATTAGGTTATGAATATAAGCCAACGCCAAAAAACAAAAAATGATAGCACAAACAGAAAAAATTAAAGAAAAAATATTAGATATAAAACACGGTAGAATAAAAGAAGGTTTAAAAATAGGTATTGATGATGTTGATGAATTTTTAAGATATAAGCAAGGCAATTTAGTTTTAGCTATTGGTCACGCAAACGTAGGTAAAACAACAATTCTATTATATCTTATGGTATTGTGGGCTGTAAAACATAATTTAAGATTCTTAGTTTGGTCAAGTGAAAATACACCGCAAAGTGTAGTAAGAAAAATCATAGAGTTTAAAATGGGTGAACCCATACAAACTGCAAGTGAAGTTAAAATAACCAACGCTATGAATTGGTGTGATAAATATTTTAAAATAATAGATGTAGAAGAATTATATACTTACCAAGATTTATTAGATGAAGCAAAAGCAATTAAAAATGCTTGGAATTATTCAGGTTTACTTGTTGATCCTTATAATAGTTTAAGTAAAGATAGAAGTTTAATAAAATCTTTAGGTACTAGTCACGAATACGATTATGAAGTAGCATCCGAATTTAGATTATTTGCTAAAAAAACAAACACTACAGTATTTATTAATGCACACGGTGTAACTTCTGCCTTACGAACTACTCACCCAATCGGACACGAATTTCAACAGCTACCTATGCCCTTATCAATGTCAAATGTTGAAGGAGGGGGTAAATGGGGTAACCGTGCTGATGATGTGCTATGTATTCACCGTTATGTTTCTCACCCAACCGAGTGGATGTATAGCCATATCAGCATTTTAAAAGTAAAAGAAAACGAAACAGGGGGTAGACCAACAAGTTATGATAACCCTATAAAAATAAGGATGGCAAAAAATAATGTAGGTTTTGAATATATGGGTAGAGATATGCTGCACCAAGAACAAGTAAAACAAATGTCATTTTGATTATATTTTTTATATTATTATTATTGAGTTTTATAATTATAGTTTATGGCTTATATAAAAACATAGAAATTATATTTAGCCCTGTTATTGGTTTTATGTTAGGAACTTTAATAAGCTGGGATGAATACGATGATGGAATAGATTACACTATACAATGTTGTTTAGGTTTTATAAGTATTACAATTATATGGACAGAAAAAGTAAATGGTTAGCGTTAGTGGCTAAACAGCATAGCGAATGGATAAAGATAGTTAATTCATTTGGTGAGTATGATTATGCTGAAGATATTGTACAAGAAGTTTATATTGCATTATACAAATATTCAAGTGCAGAAAAAATTATAAAAAAAGGAATAGTAAATAGGGGGTATATGTATTTTACAATACGTTCTTTAACTTTTCAATATTATAATAAGAAAAGAAAAGTACACAAAGTTAGTATAGATAATGAAAGGTATCAAGATCAAATAGTGAGTATAGATTATTTAGAAGATAAAGAAGCATTTGAAAAAGTATGTGATTTAATAGATAAAGAAACTGAAAGCTGGCACTGGTATGATAAGAAATTATTTAATTTGTATCGTAATTCTGATTTAAGTATTAGAAAAATTGCAGCAGAAACACACATAAGCTGGGTAAGTATATTTAATACTTTAAAGAATTGTAAACAAAAAATAAAAGATAAACACAAAGAAGATTACACCGACTACAAAAATCAAGATTATGACAAAATTTGATAAAAGAACAAAAGAATATAAAGAGTGGAAAAATAACTTTAATAATAAAAGTGCAGGGTTAGGTGATACTATAGAAAAAATAACAAAAGCAACTGGAATTAAAAAAGTTGTTAAATTTATGGCTGG